GTAAGTGAAGTTGGTGACAAGACTGCTCAAGAAGCAGTACGTGATCAAGCTTAATTAATCACAATGAGTGGGCTGGGAAACTGGCCCACTTATACTTATGCATATAGGAACAAACTATGGGTATTACTACAGCGATGTCTACCAGCTTTAAGAAGGAATTACTTGGCGGTATACATGACCTTGATACAGACACTATTAAATTAGCACTTATTAAAGCTAGTCCTACTGGTACTTATAATGTAACTACAACAAATTATTCAGACATAACAGGTAACACTGATGAGTCTTCTGGTACTAATTACACTGCAGGCGGGGTAGTCTTAGGAAGCCCTTCTATTACAGTAGTCAATACCACTGCTATGGTAGACTTTGCAAATGCAGTATTCGCAGACGTTACAACAGCCACTTCAGGTTGTATCGTATATAATTTCAGCAAGGCTGGTAAAGCTTTGTGCGTGATTGACTTTGGTGGAACTACATCTGCTGTTGCTGGGGATCTTACTTTACAGTTCCCTGCTGTTGGAGAGAGTACCACTGTTATACGTATTGCGTAGGAAATAAAGTATGGCTATTATTCTAGTTTCTGCAAGATACGGATCAGGTAGGTTCGGTTTATCTGGTTACGGTGAAGAAGACATAGTTCAAGTACTTGGCTCTGTATCTGCTACAGGTGCAGTTTCTGAAGATATTACAGAATTAACCTTGAACTTAGGATCTGTTACTGCTACAATAGTCATAGATATTTCAGGGGCATCAGTAGCTGGGGTAGTATTTAACTTTGAAGCGGTTAGAGATCAATACAGCAAAAGACGTTCTATAACTATTCCAAGGGCAGCGTAATGTCTACTACGTCAGAAAGAACAGTACTTGTAACTGGTGAAGCTAGATTAGTTTTTGTAGGAAGACAACCGACATCTGCAGATAGAACTGTACATGCAAGTGAGGATATGTAAATGAGTTTCCGATGGCCTCTTAAAGACCCGGATGAACAACTAGACTACAGCGTAGATTGGTCACGTTTTCTTGTTAGTGCTACAATTAGCAGCGTTATTTGGTTTGTTAAGTCTAATACCTACAATGTTAAAACGCAACTAAACGCTGGTCAAAATCTTACTGCAGCTTCTGGTGGGGCGTTTACGGACACTATACAGAATGTATCACAAACTAACACAAGTACTGTAGCTACTATTAACATGGGTGCAGGTACAAATAATACAGAGTACACTTTCTTTTGTAGAATGATTGACACTACAGGCAGTCAAGCGGAACGTAGTATTAAGATACGAATAAAGGAACGCTAGATGGCATACGATTATATTGGCCTAGTGAATGACGTTAATCGCAGGCTTAATGAGGTAGAACTTACAGCTACTAACTTTTCTGCTTCTGTTGGCGAATACGCAATGGTAAAAGATTCTGTAAATTCTGCTATACGTTTTGTAAATCAGCATGAGTACGAATGGCCCTTTAACCATTCAGAAGCTGAAGAAACTCTGGGTGTAGGTACAGTACGTTATGCGTACCCTGCAGATGCTAAGACAGTTGTAACTAATAGCTTTCGTATTAAACGCAATGATACGCTAGGTAATGAAACACGTAGGTTGTCTGTTATATCATACGAAGAATACCTAGACAAATACATAGACGGTGAGTATAATACTTCAGCAAGTATGAAAGGTTTACCAAGGGACGTATTTAGGACACCTAACTTAGAGTTTGGTTTTGTCCCAGCGCCTGACAAAGAGTATGAACTGGTTTACGAATATTATAGACTGCCTATAGATTTAATTAATTCAACAGATGTACCTAGTATACCAGAGCAGTTTAGGCATATACTAGTAGATGGTGCGATGTTATACGCATATATGTTTAGAGGCGAGACACAAGAAGCGACAATCATGCAGAGTCGATTCGAGAGTGAGATTAAAAGTATGCGTAGCCTTTACATTAATAGATATGATTATGTTAGATCTACCGTTATTTCACGGGCCAGTTCTTCTGTAACTTCTTCTGGGGTAACTTAATATATGGCAACCACACGCCAAACATACCCTATAGAATTTACGGGTGGGCTTATTACTAATATGAGTCCGTTACAGCAGGGTATTAATGCACCCGGCTCTGCACGTGCGCTTAAAAACTATGAGCCTTCTGTGCAAGGCGGCTACCGTAGGATAGAAGGTTTCAGCAAGTACAATAGCACTCTTATACCTCCGTATGGTGCCCCTGTAGTTCACGGTGCAAGTCAGTCTGGTACTGATCTTATACTTGGTAACATCCATAAGACACCAGAGGCAGGTGACAAATTAACTATAGCTGGCGTAGCGGGTACATACACTATAGGCTCTGGCGGGGTAACTTTTGATGGAACAAATAACAGGGCTACACTAGTTATTGCTCCCGCTTTAGATTCTTCGCCTGCAAACGCTGCAGCAGTTACTTTTACTTCTACTACAACTAATCACCTTATAACAGGGTGTAATGTATTTATAGATAATGTAATTGTATCTAGGAATGCAGATCTATTTAAAGTTTCTAGTAGTGCTATAGTACATGCTAACGTACCTAGTTATGGCACAGTCCTTGTAAACGGTGGATCAGAGTCAGGTGGAACACTAGCAGTAGATGGGCTAACGGCCCCGCCACAGCTAGGTGACGTATTTAAAATTGCAGGTGTTAACCTTGTATACACAGTAACTGCAGATGCATCAGTATCTTCTGGTGGCTCAGACTTAGCTGTAAGTCCTAACTTAGCAGCATCTCCTGCAGATAACGCAGTTGTAACTTTCTTATCTACAGCAAGAGATGGTTTAGTAACTAAAACACGATCAGCTAGATACAACTTTTCAGGCACAGAAAAGATGGCAATAGTAGATGGTATTAATATTCCTGCACTGTATGACGGTACAACCTTTACTCGTTTAGATGCAGCACCTACAGATATAATAGGTGCAGACTTTGTTACTTCTTTTAAGAACCAATTGTTTTTTGCTATAAATAATGTAATAGTTTTTTCTGCACCATTTACAGATAATAACTTTACAGCAGCTTCTGGGGCTGGTACAGTATCTGTAGGAGGTACAGTAACAGGTTTAATTGTTTTTAGAGAGCAGTTGATAATATTTACAGAGTCATCTATTCTACAATTAACTGGTAACACCATTGCAGACTTTCAGTTAAAGCCAGTAACCATAGACATTGGATGCATAGACTCAGATACTATTCAAGAAACTGGTGGAGATGTAATGTTCCTTGGACCAGATGGTCTTAGGCTTTTAAGTGCAACAGATCGTATTGGTGATTTTGGTTTAGCCGTTGTGTCTAAAACTATTCAAAGCGAGTTTACTAGCTTCATAACTAGTAATACTTCTTTTGCAAGTGTAGTTGTTCGTGAGAAGTCTCAGTATAGACTACTAGGATTTAACACTAACATTACACAAAATAACGCTAAAGGTATACTTGGTACTCAGTTTGCAGGTCAGGGCGGTGCTCAGATGGCATGGGCAGAGACAAGGGGTATACGTGCTTATGTAGCTTCTAGTCGGTTCTTCCAAAACACAGAGACTATAGTATTTGCTAACGATGATGGTTTTGTGTACAGAATGGAAAGCGGAAATAGTTTTGATGGTGCTAAAATACAAAGTACTTTTTCTACACCATTCCTACCAATAAATGATGCAAGGATACGTAAGACATTCTACAAGGCTATACTTTATACAGACCCTCAAGGCAGTGTATCTTTTGACTTAAACCTTAAGCTAGACTTTGACCAACAGAATAGTATACAGCCTGCTAATATTGTATTTAATAATGCTACAACTGAAGTTTCTTTTTACGGTAATGTTACTTATGGCGGGACCGCCACGTATGGTCAAAAACTATTAACACTCTTCGAAACTCAATTAATAGGCTCAGGTTTTGTAGCGTCCATACAATTTGAGTCAGACAGTACAGATCCACCATTCTCGCTTGACGCAGTTACGCTAGAATTTGGTATAAACACAAGAAGGTAAAAAACCATGGGTACAGGTTATGTAAGAAACGATTCGGGAAATAACATTGCCGATGGTAACGTCATTAACGCTTCTGATTTGGATGGCGAGTTTGATGCAATTGCAGCTACACTAGCAACAGGGGGTCACACTCACGATGGTACAGCCGCTGAAGGCGGTCCTATCACTAAGCTTGGTCCTTCACAAGATCTTGTTGTTACTGCTTCTTTAGTAAATCCTAAGACTGACAATACGCTGGACTTAGGTACAGCATCCTTAGAGTTTAAGGACTTGTTCATTGATGGTACAGCGCACATTGACACACTTGATGTAGATGAAAGCGGGGCCATAGCAGCTGATCTTACAGTAGGGGATGACCTCTCCTTAGTCTCAGATGGTAGTATCTTAGGATTTGGTACTAATACTGAGGTAACACTTACTCACGTCCATAACACAGGCCTGTTGCTTAATAGCACAATGGCTTTGCAGTTTAATGATGCATCCCAGTTTATTAAAGGCGCTAGTAACGCAATACTAGCTATAGGGGCTACAGACGAGGTTGACCTCACTGCTACTCTTTTTGATGTCAATGCCAACCTTGATGTGTCTGGCACGGCCCTAGTAACAGGCGTCCTGACCACCACGGCTGCGGCTGTGTTTAACGGTGGGTTTACGTCTAACGGTACAGCAGCAACCTTTGCATCATCAACCGCTAACTCACCTAATATAATCTTTAAAAATACTACAAATGATGCCAATGCTCCGATAATGGATTTTATTACTGACAAAGGTGCAGCAGGTGCGGATAATGACTCCCTTGGTTTAATAAGATTTACTGGTGATAATGATGCACAACAACAAACTACATTTGCAAGAGTGCTTGCAACAGTTTCAGATGCTTCAGATGGTGCGGAAGGTGGTAAACTAGAACTACAAGTTGCAACACACGATGGAGAAATAAAATCGGGTTTGATTGTTAATGATGGTAATGTTGAAGATGAAATAGATGTAACTATTGGTTTTGGTGCGGCTTCCTTAACATCTGTGGCTGGTAATCTTAATGTAAATGGCACTTTACAAACCGCTAGTGGACTAGTTCACCTAGGAGACACAAATACTTCTCATGATTTTGGTACTGACACACAGGCATTTTATACAGGGGGAGTCAGGTCTTTAGACTTTGGTACTGGTGAGACAGTATTTAATGAAGATGGCGCAAACATAGACTTCCGTGTTGAGTCAGACACTGATGCAGATACTTTTGTTCTTGATGCTGGCACAGGCGTTGTAAGAATAATTGGTAAGTCTGGAGCATCTGGGAGTGTAATAACTCAACACACCCTTGCTATTGAAGAGGGCGGTTTTAATAACGGCTCTCAGCTTATAGTCGTTGACTCCGCCGGAGGCAAGAGGTTTGATTGCGATGGCAATGGCGTAGTTATGGTTGGCGAATATTCGGCACAGACTGTAGCCGCACAAATACCAAGATTTCAAGTAGGTAGTAACAGTGATATAGAATCAACAATGTTAGCTTGGCGTAGGTCTAATGATGTAAAAGGACCTTCATTTCATTTTGCTAAAAGCCGAAACACTGGTGGTGCTGCTTTTACTGTGGTGAACGGTGGTGACTCATTAGGTCAAATTAAATTTTTTGCTGATGATGGTGCAAACATGGACCACTCTGCCGCAGAAATTCAAGTTATAGCTTCTAGCACTGCTTCTGGGCCTAGCTCTAATGATGTGCCGGGTATTATGATATTTAAGACTACTGTTGATAATGGAATTGCCCCAACTGAGGCGATGAGGATTGATTCTGCTCAAAATCTTTTGATCGGATGCACTGTTTCTAACTACCCTGCTGTTCATGGAACCACGTTTTCAGGCGATGCAATTACAGTATCCAGATCAGGTGGTGTTACCTTTGATTTTAACAGATCAAATACCGGAACACTTGGTATATTTAGGCAGAATACTACTGATGTTGGCTCTATTGATGTTGATGGCAACTCCACAACGTATAGCACATCTTCAGACTACCGCCTTAAAGAAAACGTAGACTACTCTTGGGACGCAACGACACGCCTCAAGCAACTAAAACCAGCACGTTTTAATTTTATATCAGACGATACAAACACATTAGTTGATGGTTTCTTAGCACATGAAGCACAGGCGGTTGTACCAAAGGCTGTAACAGGCACACACAACGAAGTAGACGATGCTGGCAATGCAGTAATGCAGGGCATAGATCAGTCTAAGCTAGTCCCACTGCTTGTCAAAACAATACAAGAGCTAGAAGCTCGAATAACAGCCTTGGAAGGATAGAAAATGGCAATCACTACAACGTGGTCTATAAAAAACATGAAACGAAACGCTTCTAATGGGGGGGTTTCAGTAGTAATGTGGTCTTGTGTAGCAGCGAATGACGCAGGCACGGAAGACTTTAAAGAATCTCATAGATATTTATCTTCTTTTGATTCTTCAGCATCCGATTTTATTGAGTATGATGATTTAACAGAGTCAGCAGTTTTGGCTTGGGTATATACAAGCTTGATTAAAGGCAGTGAAACGGCGGCTGAAGCAAAAGCCCGTGTTGAACAGGAATGTACTGACAAAGTTACTCAGTTGATAGCACTTAAAGCAGGCGTGGCAACTGGAGTACCTTGGTAATTTAATTTTAACCCCCAACCAAAGGAGATCACAATGGCTGAGAAAAAAACAAACACCATTACGATCAATGACGTAGACTACACTGAAGACCAACTAACGGAACAACAGAAAGTGATGATTAATCATATCTCTGACCTAGACCGTAAGATTAAGTCAACTCAGTTTAACCTTGACCAACTAAACGTAGGCAAAAGCGCTTTTGTTAATCTGCTCACAATGTCAATAAATGCCCCCGCTGAAGTGGAGGCTGCTGAGTAATGGAGATGGCCGCGCTTTGGAATGTCGGACTAACGGCTGCTTTAGGGTTCATCGTATGGTGGGCAAAAAATCAGCATGACGAACTAAAGCGCGTCCAAATCCTTCTTAACAGGACGCGTGAGGAGATGGCTAAGGAATATTCTACAAAGGTCGAGAGTACCGCGTCCATAGATCGTTTGATAACACGATTAGATACTCTTGATGCAAAAATGGACAGGATGTTAGAACGCTAAAGTAAGAAGGCTCCTGCCGATGTTAGACCCCGTTTCCGCTATAGCTCTTGCAACGAGCGCATACAAAGGAATTAAGAAAGCTGTCGAGGTGGGCAAGGAGATTAGTAGCTTTACTGGCGCTATCTCTCAGTTTGCCAAGGCTTCAAGCGATATAGACTTTCTCGAGAAAAAGTCA